CCCTTGCATGAGAGGGGATGATGTGAGATGGCTTCAGACGGAGCTTATTTATCACGGATGCCTGGATGAAAAAGATAAAAAGGGAAACAGTAATGTGGACGGTATTCTTGGAAATGATACGGCGACCGGTATTGGAACATTCCAGAAAAAAGTCGGAATTACAGTAGATAAGAAATGCGGACCGGTTACAAGAGAAAAATTAAAAGAGTAGATCAAGGACGGTAAGGTGTCACAGCCTACCGTCTTTTTATTTTGCATAGAAAGTTGGTGCATATATGGCAGACATTGATGAATTACAAATAAAAATCAAAGCTGACTCTGCAAAAGCAAGTAATTCCATAGAAAGCCTTGTAAACAGCATGAATAGGCTCCGGGAAAGCATATCGTTTGACACTGCAAAACTTTCAAATATTGCAAGCGGAATCAGAAGCATTTCCGATGCGGCTACCGGATTCAAAGGTGGTAAATCTTCGGAAATCACATCAATGGTGCGGGCACTCAATAAATTTTCTGGTGTTGATGCAAATTCTATCCACGGAATATCTTCTGCTGTGAGAGATCTTGCATCTGGAATAGCAAGTGTTAAGGCTGTTGATACAAGCGGACTCATAAGCATGGTGTCTGCGTTGTCAAAAATCGGTGGCAAGGCATCTACACAGGCGACAAAGAATCTGCCGGCTTTATCTGCGCAGTTACAAAACTTTGTACGCCAGATGAACAAGATAGGTGCATTGAATTTTGATATGACCAATATGAGCAACCTTGTAACAGCCATATCAAGGCTTGGAAGCGTTGCAAGCGGACGTGCAGTAACAAATATACCTTTGCTTGCTGACAACCTTAAATATCTGTTTGAGACACTCTCAAAAGCACCAAATGTAAGCGCAAATATTTTACAAATGACACAGGCACTTGGAAATCTTTCAAACAGATCTGGCGGTGCGATTACTGGATTAAATAACAGCATCAGTAATCTTTCCGGTTCTTTCCTTGGATTTAAGACATCCACAGGAAAAGCATTGATCGGACTCAAGTCATTCACAAGACAGATTTTATCCTCTATGGGGATTTATCTTGGTCTGTACGGAGCGATCAGAGGAATAAAAAATGCAATCGACATATCATCGGCATTAACAGAGGTTCAGAACGTTGTTGATGTTACTTTTGGTGACATGTCAAAAAAAGTCAATGAGTTTGCACAGGACTCTATACGTCAGTTTGGTATGTCAGAACTGACATTGAAACAGACGGCAAGCCGATTCCAAGCAATGGGAACAGCCATGGGAATTGACAGCAGTTTGATAAAGAAAGCCAATGAGTTTTTGAACAAACAGACAGATGGCTATATTGGTTTGTCTGATTCCATGGCTGATGTGTCTTTGAATTTAACAAAATTAACTGCTGATATGGCATCTCTGTATAACATAGATCAGGATGTTGTGTCGCAGGATTTAGCTGCAATATTTACCGGACAGACACGTCCATTAAGAGATTACGGTCTTGATCTTACACAGGCAACCCTTAAAGAGTGGGCGATGAAACAGGGATTAGATTCTGATATCGAGTCTATGTCACAGGCTGAAAAGACAATGCTCCGGTATCAGTACGTCCTTGCCAATACGCAGACAGCACAGGGAGACTTTGCGCGTACTGCTGATTCGTGGGCGAACCAGATCAGAATTTTAAAACAGTCGTTTGAACAGCTTGGCAGTGTTATTGGTGGAGCATTAATCAATGCTTTCAAACCATTCGTAAAAGCACTCAATTCCGTTTTACTGGTTGTTATCAGCTTTGTTACAAAGGTTACAAACGCTTTAGGCGCAATCTTCGGATGGAAATATGAGGATTCCGGCGCAGGTCTTGCAGATAGTTTTTCAGATGCGGCAGAGAGCGCAGGCGATGTTGCTGACAATACCGGACAGGCGGCAAAGAACATCGACAAGATGAATAAGGGCGTCCGTCAGTTTGATGAATTGAAACTGATTACCACAAATGATGGTTCGGGCAAAAAAGGTTCGGGCGGTTCCGGCGGCGGTGGCGCATCAGGCGGTGCCAGTGGCGGTAAACTCGTCAAGACTGATACCATTTTCAAAAATTACGAAAGTGATATTAAAAATCTGAAACAACTTGGAAAATACATCAGTGATGCCTTATCAAAAGCTATGGAGTCTATCAACTGGGATAAGATTTATTCCAAGGCAAGAAACTTCGGCAAAGGCTTGGCAGATTTCCTCAATGGTCTTATCAATCCGAGACTGTTTGGAAATGTAGGAAAAACGATTGCCGGGGCACTGAATACGGCGATTTATGCCACACTTTCCTTTGGTCAGACATTTGACTGGACAAATTTTGGAAATTCACTTGCAGAGGGAATAAATAAATTCTTTCAAACATTTGATTTTGCTTCACTTGCAGAAACAATAAATGTGTGGGTTCAAGGAATATACACAACTATCAAGACAATGATACAGAACATTAGTTGGTCTGATGTGTGGCAAGCAGCAAAAGATTTTCTTTCAAATCTTGACATAGAAACAGTTGCGATCATAATTGGGGCGTTAACCATTAAAAAAATTGCAAAGACAATAATCGGGGCAAATATTCTAAATACTATAGGAAAATTTATTGCCGGAAAAGTAAAAGATGCAATAGTAGTCGCTTTAGGCGCGGAAAAGGGAACTGGAATAGGAACTGCACTTGTTGGAATGTTCAAAAGAGGAATTGGAAAATTTGGAGAAAGTGTTGGGAAAATACTAATCCCAAATCTTATGAGTGGACTTAGCTTGAACGAGTCTATGGTAGCCGCATTTGGAACAGTCGGAACAATTCTTGCAGGTATTGTATCAACTGTTGGAGGAGCAATTTTAGCAGTAACCAACTTTGTAAAGATGATGAAAGAAGGATTTAGTTGGTTAAATGAAATATTAATGCTTGTAGGAACTGCCTTGGCAGCAGTAGGA